TGGCCAAATTCAGTGTGCCACTACAAAGTAAGCCCACCACTGCATCATCGGACGACGTTGCTCAAGGTAATCACTGCGGTTGTAAGCGCGACGTACCTCATTTTTGTCTACATGAGCCAGTGCTGCTTCAATGACATCAGGCGGGAATCCTTCCTCATTGAGTGCCGTACTAGCGATAGAGCGTAAACCGTGTGATACGAGTACGCCTCCTAAGCCAGCACGCTTAAGTGCGGCATTAACTGTTTGGCTGTTCATTGGCTGGGTTGGTTTGATGCGACTGGGAAAGATAAACTCTCGGCCACCACTGAGTGACTTCATCATTTCCAGAATAGAAAGAGCCTCATCCGATAGTGGAACCGTATGGTCTCGGTTCATCTTCATACGAGCTGCTGGAATTTTCCATTCTTTAGCACTGAAATCGATCTCATCCCATCGTGCCTCAGCGGCTTCGGCAGGGCGGGTAATGGTGAGAAGCTGCCACATGAACAAGCACCGCGTTGACATACTGATACTTGCTGTACGCATTGTTTGCATTAACTGTGGAAGCTGATCCGGACGGATACTCGGCATGTTTTTCTTTTGCGGTTTCTCGAACGCTTTTCCGATATTTACACTGGGAACTGCATCAATCAGGCCTGTGTTCTGCGCATAAATCATGACTTCGTTAATACGCTGACAAAGGCGGCGAACAGTCTCTAATGCACCTCTGGCCTGAACCGGCTGAACAGCTTTAACCAGAGTATGAGCCTTAATCTCAGTGACGCTGATATCACCGATTGCTGGGAAAACATCTCTCTCAAGCGAGCGCCAGATATCGTCGGCATAGTCCTCTGTTACGCTGGCTTTCTTCACATTCCACCAACGCTCGGCAACTAACAAGAAGGTGTTGGTTTTGGCCTCTTGAGAATTCCTCACCTGTTCTTTCTGGTGTTCCTGAGGATCAATATCTTTTGCCAACAAAACTCGAGATTCAGCTCTGAGTTTACGCGCATGAGAAAGGGAGACAGCAGGGTAGGCACCGAAGCTCTGCTTGGTTCGCTGTTTGGTTAGAGGCCGATAGTAACGGAACTGCCAGAGCTTACTACCGCTGGACTTTATTAACAGGGTCAGCCCATCACCATCATAAAGCTGGTAATCGGCATCTTTAGGTTTGGCGGCTTTGATTTCCGTATCGGTTAACGGCTTGGTTTTTCTTGCCATGGGGAGTCTCCATGCGTTTAGGCCCAACGAAAACAATAGAGCTTTTCGTTGGGCCTATCAATGGGCCTAAAAGGTTCGGATTTAATTAGTTCTCTTCGGACTTCGCGGGACAAATTGAAGACACAAAAAAGCCCGCAGGGCTTGTGCCGTGCGGGCTCTTAGGACTTCATCGGATGACTCTGGTAATCACCGATGGAGAATTTTGGTGGAGCTGGCGGGAGTTGAACCCGTGATCGTGATTAATCCAATTTATTGAATATGAACGATTTATTTTTTCAAACAAGGAATTATGTGCATTTTACGTACATATTGTTGTCCCTGTAACGTCCTGATTCTGTACAACATTTTGAAATATTTTGCCGTTACGGGGCTGCAGAAATCGCCGTTTTTCCATCGTATTCTGCAAGGTAAGAGCCGTAATGTCTGAACAGCATTTCCGGTCCTTTATGCCCCATCTGACCAGCAAGCCAGAACAGGTTAACGCCCTGGCTAATGTGCCGAGTGGCGAACGTATGGCGTGTCTGGTACGGATTGCGATAGCGTACACCAGCCTTTTTAAGGGTCGGCACCCAGGCTTTTTTTCGGATCGCGTCCGCGTTTGCCCAAGGGGCGCGAGTTTTTGGATCGCTGAATATAAAGTCGCTTTTTAGCGCCGTGTAGGGCTTTTGTGCCTGAAGAGCCGCCAGCGCTTCGCTGTTCAGTTGTACTTTGCGAGTGCCGGCTTTTGTTTTGGTGCTTTTGATTACCCCGACTACACTTGCAGTCTGGACATGCGCTGTGTTGCCGATGAAGTCTATATCTGTCCAGCGCAATGCGCACAATTCCGAGCTGCGCAGCCCGGTATTAAAGGCGAAGCGAAATAGATTTCGCCATTCCGGGTAATGACAGGCGTCATAGATTGCTGCTGTCTCCGCTGGCGTAAAGGGATCGACCTCGTAATCATCACTGCCTGGTGTGCTGTCTAATACGTGATATCGGCTGGCGCTGACTAGCGTGACAGGATTTATTGTTAACAAACCATCGGTCACCGCTTCATCTATGGCGCTGCGCAGAAACGAAAGATTATTGCGGATCGTTTTCAGTTTTGTTTTTCTGCTGGCGATCCAGTTTTTTAGTACTGCAGGTGTCAGTTCTGATACATGAAATTTATGCAATGCTGACAGCGCCGACAGGCATTTTTCATAACCTCTAATTGTCGATGGTGACAGGTTACGGTTCTGGCAGATAATCAGATATTCATCTAGGTAAGATTTTATATTTTTGTTTTTTTTCACTCCCCCGAACAACTTCAGCTTTTGGGAGTTGGGGAAGTATTTTGCATATTCGAAGGTACCATCGATAATCTGATTTTTTATTTCTCCCAGCAGACGCTCGGCGTACTTCACACCGCGCGCGTTTACTTCCATTCTGGAGAGGGGCTCCCGACACTGAACCCCTTTATATGTAAAAGTGATAACCAGAGTGCTATCAGTTTTATGCTGCCGAATAGTTACTCCTCTAGGGAGAGATAATGATCCTTGTTCTTTCTTGCCCATTTTGTAATCTCCATTAAGTCGACCCAACGTTCTTTAACCCCGTCGACTTTTAATACATGTACCCCTTCTTTCCATATTCCTCTTTGTATCCGTTTGTTAACGGCATCAACCGTTTCTCCCGCGTTGCGGCAGTAGGTTGATATAGGTACGCAATCCAGCCCCAAAGTTCACCTCACACAACACTCAGCCCACGGCAGTGGCACCACACTTCAAACATTCGTTTCACAATTTCACGACAGTAGAAACCGTCAACATCTCGTGTCAGGTCATAGCGATTGCCGTAACGCTGGTGGACCCATTGTTCAAATGCTTTATTCATTCTTTACTTCCTTTTCATGGCCCGTAATTTTTTCAGATGAGCTTCCTGTTCTGTTTCTGCCAGAATTTGTCGGTATTCCTGGTGATTGATTCGTTCAAACAGTTCATTAAAATCGTTTATTTTTACCGACAGTGTTCTCCCATCCATTCTTCTGTACAACACAGTGTTGTTTATGCAGCGAATAATTTTTATCGGGTAGCCAGCACTATCGGTGTATATCTGACCACGTTGAATCAGAGCGAACATTCCTTTATCCCCAGCGGAAAAGCGAATACAGAATAAATGCCACCGCTATTGCAACTCCTACAGCGGTGAATGCTTCAGGCCAATTCATCATTTCACCTCCACGCCGATCCCGGCAATAACACAATCCCGTTTGATAGCTTCTTTCACCCAGCGTTTATAGGTTTCCAGATGGAATTTTGCGCTTTTTCCGGTACCGCTCCAGAATGCCTTTGATGTGGTATCGGGCAGGGTGATGGTCAGGCCTTTCTTCTTGATGTCTCCAGAACTTTTGCAAAAATTTAATGCGTCGCGTAGTTCTTTAACGCACGCATAGTTTTCTGCTTTCTCTGGATCGCCGGTACGGTGTTCAGCTTCTTGTCTGCACCATTTGATGACTTTCTCAGCGGCTGCGTGGAGACGCTGACGTTGCCAGTCGTATGTGTCGACCAGCCCATATGCGTGATCCTTTGCTTTGCTTAATTCAGCTACGAGGCATTCGGAATCAATCAGATTATTTTCCGCAGCGGAAAGTGCTTGTTTCAGTCGCTCGATTTCTTCAGCCATGTAATAGCCTGTTTTACTCCAGGTATCGACATCATCGTCACTCATATCCAGTTCCATCGACGCCATCAGAACGGCGTCGTGATAGTTCTGGCTACCGCAGGTGATTGCAACGGCGTAGGAGTCACTATTTTCTCGCTTATGGATAAGTACAACTGGGTTTTTGATCTTGCCCACCCCGCACCTCAGTAATTCATTAAAAATTTATATTCAATCAGCGTACCGAAAACGACGGACGCCAGCAGCAGACTAAACAGCATGGACAGGAGGAATGACTTCATCACTTTGCCTCCCGCTGTACGATTTTGTAGGCGCGCAGGATGTCGCGTGTTTTTCCTGACAACGATGACTTAACCCAGAAAAAGCCGCTGCGGTTTTCAGAGATCCCCTGTACATTAAACAGCACCGCATCAACAACGCGGTTATGCTTTTGCAATGTCAGGCAGGAACTGGTGATCACGATGTTCGCTACGGCGCCATAGTCCTGGTATTGGATTTTCATTTACATGTTCCCCATAACGGTATCGCTCATGTCGTTGACCATGCTCTGCCAGATTTCTTTGCCGCTTTGCGTCAGCTCGTTTCCACGAACGCATTTGCTTAACAGTTGAATACCAACGGCTTCCCATTGGGGGTAATTTTCTTTGATAGCCTTCAGAGCATAACCATCGATTAAGTCCCTGATGCCTTTAACCCCACCGATGATGTTTACTCGTATGGATTGCCCATTGACATTAATCAGGAAATGACCACCGCTGGTGGCGGATATGTGGTTGTGCAGTGCCGCCGCATACTGATTTGCCAGCGCATTGAGGCGGAAATTTTGTGTAATGAGTGACATTATTTACCCTCCCAACCAATCACCTGAAACAGCCCCATCTTCGGGTGATACCAGCGGGTACCACGTGGCTCTGCCTCTGACATCATCTGATGAAATGCTTTCATGAATGGCTCCAGCTCCACGATAGCCCGGCGCGAAAGAAGACCATCTGGTGTCATAAATTCGTGTGTATCGGTTGGGATGCTGTAGGCATTGACCAGATTGCGGCACTTAGCATCAGTCATTCCGCTTTTGGCGACCACCTGGCGATAACCGACATATCCGGCGCGCATATTTCCGCGTTTGATGGTTTCCACCGCTTCTGTGACTGTTTCGAGCTGTTCTTCCACATGATTCAGGCGCTTCTGTTGACGAACAGCGTCGGCGGCTATCGCAGCGATCATCTCGATTTCCGTTAGCGGTGTGCGAGTGCGGAAGTAGCTGTTAACCAGTTCGCGCTGAACCTGCCAGGCAAGGGCGTCATTGAATGGCTTCGTCAACATCAGGTAACCTGATTCAAAAAGTACAATCCCTGATGGTGCAAATTTAGAGAATGTTCCTTCCGGGAGGTCCGTACGTATTACGTCCGCACCTAATTCGGCATAATCCACACCGCTGATGAAATGCTCACGGTTTCGGTTGAATGCTGCACGCGCTGTTCCTTCCGGTCGCTGGTGGACTTCATCAATCATCGCCAGCGTCACAACACGCTGACCGCGATATTCGACTGCCGGAAGCTGTTTGTTATTGATCGTTACTATGTTCATTTTCGTCCACCTCAGTGCATAACCGGCATGTCTGGCATACCGTCTTTCTGAATCAGTTCAATGAAGCTGTCATGTAGTATGTTGAGTCCCTCCCGGCCCATCGCTGACAGCCTGAATCCGCATTTCTCGTCAGTTACAACCATGTCCTGATACATACGCAGCGCCATCTGCTGGCCAACGTCAGGCCCGTATTTTTCAATTGCGCCCGCCTCGATATGGTTAGCGAGCGCGAAGCGCTCAGACCATGGATAAATGCTGATTGAACCGGGTTTTCCTGTGTATACAACGGCTGTATCTACGCCGCCCTTGTCATTCTGAACATCGACAGTCCCGTTCTTCTCCTGCTCCTCAGCAATGAACACGGCGACAACAAGCCAGCGCCATAGGATGATTTGTTTTTCAATACACGGCATAAACCAGCCGCTTTCAATCCCTTCCATAATGCAAGCTATCAGATCGAGCCCGTCCGGAATTCGTTTGTCATAGTTACCGTTGTCGATCTGGCGAACCGCAGTTGAATAACCAATAATTCGATTACCAAAACGGATGCCTGTTAATGTAGGTTCAGGGGTAATGGTTGAATTAATCATCAATACTCTCCTTTTGGTTTGAAGGTTTATTGTTCATTTCCGGTCCTTAACTTTGCTGTATCGTTCATGGCTCATTACTTCCCAGTTCTGGCCGCCGTCTCGGGACAGCAGCCGCCAGCGGCGATTAACCCTCAGACTCAGGTTTCCGGAGCCGTGCATACGACAGGGATGAATTCGTCTGGCTCTGAACTGGCGGAGAACACGGACCGCCTGCAGGTGCACCCACTCAGGAATTCGTATTGCTGTTAATGTCACCGATTTCCTCCAGATCAGGAGCGATTACCTGATATCCCGCTTTCTTTGCTATCCATAAGAAGGTATCCATGCTGGCAATCATCTCGTTATTGTGAACTTTACGGGTATTTATTACCTGACCATTTTCAATCGTCATAATGATCTGTACTTTTTCGTGTATAAGAGGGGATAAATCAGACATCAGTTAATTCCTCCACTGATATATTTCTCTTTTACGTAGTCAACAACCTCTTTTAAAAGGCCGTCCACTATCAGTTTCCCTGATTCAGTGAGATATTCCGTGTGTTGATTAATACCGATGGCATTCTGGTATGCGGTACGGATTGTTGCTTCTCCTTTCGTCCGTCCATATTCAACACGGGTAAGACCCTCAAATCGTAATAACAACTGGTTCATGAACTGTTCAGTTATTTCTATCGTTGTTATTTCTCCGTCCGGGAGGTCAACGACGAGCAGATTACTACCTGTTTTACGTTGCATCCGCCGGAGTGCCGCTGTTACCATGCGGCGACGATCTTTATAAATGGTTGTACATGCCATTTGTTATTTCCCGTATGCTTTTCTGAGAAACAGTATTGCAACTGACCAGTATCCTGCATTAGCCATTAATAATGCGGTTTTATAAGCGTTTCTATTTTTCATGCATCACCATTATTTTCTGGTTGTGGAAATCCACGACCAGAGGCCGTCATGTTTTTATGTGTGATTTTTTACTGAGTGTTCTTTATTCGTTGCGTAGTGTTTCTATATACTCGTAAGCCATTTCACAGGTCTTATTCATGGAGCGAATGAGACAGCATAAATAATCGTCTGTCTCTCCTTGGTCGGGCGAATTCTTAAATATAAATTCAAGCATTGATGTATTCTCTTTTATTTGTGCCGCCACTTCCTCAAGAATATTTAATGGAGTTATCATGTTCTTTGCTCCTTAAATGCATCGCATGCGCTTCTGGCGTATTGTTGTGCCAGTAAAAAGATATCATCCGAAAGTTCATCACATTCTTCATCACCGGAAGCCGAAATGATTAACCCCGCTTCAAGCAGTACGGCAATGTGATGAAAAGCTGTCTCCGGTTCGTTGGTAAGGCCTTTGAACATTTTCATCTTATGCTTCCTCCTGATTTTGTTTATAAGCATCAGTCAATAACAACATTGGATCACAGCCAAGAACATTAGCCAGAGGGATAAGCATGCTGATGGTTGGTTCGTACTCTCCGCTTTCCCACTGGATGATAATTTCTTCATCGAGATCGAGCAGCCTGGCGAGTTCGGCGGTTGTTAAGCCGCAGGCTTCGCGTTGGGTGCGGATTTTATTTGGTTGTTTGTTGATTATGTGATTATGTAATGGATAAGTAGCAGACAGGGCGTATTCATGAACAAACTCCATGACTTCAAACCCCAATTCTTTAGAGCGATCACCATCAATTAAATGGAAAGTACGAGCAGCACCTACCAGATTTGCAATATTTAATGCAAAGGATTCTTTTTCGAAGTGGTTTAAGTTCGATATCTCAGCGGTTGTCAGATCTTTCATTGAATCACCATCAATTTAAAATTAACAATAAATCAAGTTAAAATTGATGGTGTGATGTTAGATCTTGATTGATGGAGTTGTCAAGAAAAAATTGATTTCTGCGTCTCTTTTACTTGATTTGTAAATTTTTCTTTAATAATCAATAATTAACCAAATCTATTTATATTGAATGGAACAGATGAGATTACCTTCGATTGGATATAAAGCAGCTCAAGAGCATCTTTTTCAATGCTCCAGGATTGGTAATTTGGGTTATCAGATAACACCATGATTTTACTTCCTATCTTTTGTAATCTTTTGACGTAGCATTCACCATCAAAGCAAAAAGCATAAATGCCATCACCATCAAAGTAATTCACTGTTTTATCGAGAAAAAGAAGATCTCCTGGGGCTATTGTTGGAGCCATACTATCTCCTCTTGCGTTACCAATCTCTATGTTTTGAAATGCTCTATTGCCAACAAGGCGACGGGCATATTCAGGATCAAGCTCGATTGAGCGAACTACATCGATAAAGTCCCCACGGACATGTGTTCCATCGCCGCAACTAAACTCAACATCGAGCACGTTAAAGACCACACTGTCAGTTCTTGCTTGATGTTTTTCCTTTGAAGAGAACTGCCGTGACGTGATTTCTCCTAAAAACCACGATTGCGGATAACCACTTATTTCGGATAACTGGGCAAGCCGGTTTCCCCTTGGAAATGTTTTTCCTGTTGTCCAGTACTGTACGGACTGTGCGCTGACACCTAATTTTCGGGCCAGCTCTGCTTGGCTCCAGCCTTTCTCCTGTAGCAGCTTTGTAATTCGATTTTCAGTGCTCTTTAAGTTTTTCATTGTTAATCCTTGCTGGTTACTTGGTTTCGATAAATTTTTACTTGATTTTAGTGTATTCGATCTTTTGTGGACTTGCATGTTAATTTAAACTTGATGTAATCTTGAATTTATAAAGTTTAGATTGGTGGGTTGCGATGAAAGGAAATGATTACGACGCACTTCGTGAGCTAATTGCACAAAATGCCATAGCGCGAAATCTAGGCGTTACGCCGCAAGCTGTGAACCAATGGTTTTCAAAAAGAACAATTCCTGCTCGTTTCGTCTTGCGTGTATGTGAAGTTGTGGAATGGAAAGTTACTCCTCATGGGTTAAGACCAGATCTTTATCCCCATCCTGAAGATGCAATTCCTGATTTGTTACGTAGAAGTCACACAGCCACAAATGCGGCAGTTATGAAAAACGAATGATGAAGGGCTTGTATGTCCCAGAATTACGTTCAGACAGAGATGCCATCTAGGCACTGCCAGGCAGACGAAGAGTGGATTCAGCAGCAGTTACAGGGGCTGCCTCCGTCACTGAGACGGAAGGTCGCCCTGAAATATGCGGAGGTATACGAAATCACTTTTGACGCTGAGCCTGTTTCATTCCGCAAGGAGAACAGAGCAAGGCACGAAGCAAACACAAGGCTCCGCTTGTTTGTGAGAAATCAGGGCAGAGCTTTACAGGGGTATACAACTCAGCCGCCCCTGGCAGGAACGCAATCGCGCTCCTGATTGGTACCGGGCTTAAAGGTGTCCGGTGGCTGAATCCCAAATCTCATTGCATTTGTGTACTAGCTAAGGAGTACATGCAAAATTCAGTGAGAGGAGGGGAGGGGGAGGAGTGCTCGTGTGTTAGTGCGAAGCACTGGAACAGGCTTTTCCAACAGACGGGTACATAGGTTAGGTAGATCTCGATCTAAAGGGGGATACCCCTGAAAAAACGGCCGTACCATAAAGCTAGTACAAGATGGATAAAAAGTATGAGTGAAGACCTGAAGCAAAATTTAATCGCTCTCCTGGAAGAGCAATTCATTCGCTCCGATGACAAAGTCGTTTTCGATTATGTGATGCAGAAAAAAATCAAGTCTCAGGGATACCACCTGCAACGCAATTTCAGCATCAGCATTAGCGGTGGTCGTAAAGGGTTTATTGATTGCCTGGTTACATCATCAGACGGCCAGCAGTGTGCCATTGAGGTCGATAAGAAGTCTCCCCGCAACCGTTCGTTGATGAAGCTGGCTCAGCTACCTGAGGGGATGTCAGGCTTTGTCCTGCTCAGGGATGGTAAGCACCCTCTTCGATATAGCGAGAACGGAATTGACGTTATTCGTGCGACGAAATTTAAGTGAGTTGATTCGGAAAGGGGCTGGCAGCCTTTGGGGAGACCACCAGCCATGTGAGGAGGAATCCATGAAAACCACATCACAAAATTATTATCTCATCACTGCGGGGACAGCACAATGCAGCTGACAATCACGCCGAATTTTGCACAGGAACGAGCGTTAAACATGTTGCGCCGTGACTGGAAGGCAAACGACACCTTCATGGTGTACTCGCCAACCGGTAGCGGTAAAACGGGTTTGGCCGCCTTCATCGTTGCCGGGTTTGTCAGCCGTGGTATGCGCGTCCTGTTCTGTGCACCGTACACCATCCTGATCGGTCAGACGGCTAATCGGTTCGTGGAGTATGGATTACCGGGGGATGAAATCGGTTATATCTGGGCGGACCACCCGAACTACGATCCGGACCGGAAAATTCAGATTGCCAGCGCCGACACGCTTATTCGTCGTGTTTTTCCTGAAAATATTGATCTGCTGATTATCGACGAAGCACACCTGCGTAAAAAACGCATCCTGAAGGATATCGAACGTCTGCGCGGTAAAGGCGTAAAGGTGATTGGCCTGTCGGGTACTCCGTTTTCCCCGTTCCTGGGCAAATACTATGACCGACTGATTAAGCCGACCACCATCGGCGAGTTAATCCAGCGTGGCGATCTGAGTAAATACGAATTTTACGCGCCAACTAAGCCGGATCTGAAAGGTGTTAAAACCACATCTTCGCTTGAGTACGGCCGCGATTACAACGAAACACAGCTGGCTGAAATCATGTGCGGCTCTACGCTGGTGGGCGACATCGTACAGAACTGGCTGGAGAATGGTCGGGATCTACCTACCATCGCTTTCTGCGTCAACGTAGCCCACGCCAATTACCTGACAATCCAGTTTAACCTCGCAGGTGTTAACGCTGAGGTAATGACCGCAGACACTCCGGTAGATGAGCGCCAGACCATCATTCACCGCTTTGAAACTGGTGCAACGAAAATCATCGTTAGTGTGGGCGTTCTGGTGGCCGGCTTTGATAGTGACGTTCGTTGCATCATCTACGCCAGGCCAACAAAAAGCGAAATTCGCTGGTTGCAGGCACTCGGGCGTGGGCTGCGCACCGCACCGGGTAAAGAGTCCTGCCTTATCTTCGATCACAGCGGCACCGTGCACCGTTTGGGTTATCCGGATTCAATCGAGTACGACGATCTTCCCGGTAAGTCTGACGGCATGGAGGAAAGCGCGCGCCGCGCAGTTGAGGAACGGGCCGAAAAACTGCCACATGAATGCCCTCAATGCCACTACATGAAGCCAGCTGGCGTCTATGTTTGCCCTAAATGTGGACACAAGCCGCTGCGAGGTGAAGATGTTGATACTGACACTAGCCGCAAACTTAATAAGCTGGGTAAAAATCAGCATCAGTCGACGAAGGCAGAGAAACAGTCCTGGTGGAGTCAGATCAAATTTTATCAGCGCCAGCGTGCTTCGCTGGGGCGTCCAGTCAGTGATGGATGGTGTGCTCACACTTTCAGGGAGAAATTCGGTGAATGGCCTGATGGGTTGAGCAGTTTCCCGATGGAAATAAGCCCAGAAGTAAGTAACTACATCAAACACAAGCTGATTCGGTTTGCCAAAGGCCGTCAGCGGACGCAGAGAACTATAGAAAAATTGCAGGCAACAATTCCTCTGTCTCAGGAACGAGGTGAGCGAAGCGAGATGCCAATAGGCACTGAGGCTTGGCGCATCATGCAAGCAAAGCAACAACTCCAGAAAAATATAAACAGTTTGAGTCAGTAAGATGAAAACAGCAGCTGCAGCGAAAGGCCGCTGGCCTGAAATATTAGAGCACTTCGGCTTGCCGCCGATAACAGGAAAAAATCACTTCAAGGGTGAATGCCCGGTATGCGGTGCACGTGGCAAGTTCCGAATTGATGACCGCGACGGTGCAGGAACGTGGATCTGTGTATGTGGTAGTGGCGATGGTATGAAACTTGTCACCCTGACACAGGCGAAGCCATTTAACGAGATTTGTACCGAAATAGACCGCCTGATCGGTAATGATTACCAACGGGTTAAAATCCCGGTAACCAGCAGCGCCACCAGCTTACGCAAACGGGTATTGAGCAAGTTTTCAAAACTGGAGGCACTGCGTGGTACATCCGGCGCATCGTATCTTAATTCTCGTGGAATATTCAGTCTTCCTGCTGAGGCGATCCGGTTCAATGCCAGGCAGAGACACAACGGGAGTGTGTTCCAGTCTCTTTATTCACTTGCTACGGACGATAAAGGGGAGTTGTGCTATCTGCACCAGACTCTGCTTGATGGTGATAAAAAAGCAGATATCGGTAGCAGTGCAAAGCGCCTCAAATCCCTGCAGGAAGATAACTATTTGGATCACGCTCGTTCTGTAGCTATCCGCATGTTTCCTGTTGCTAGCACTCTGGGTATCGCCGAAGGCATCGAAACAGCGCTGTCAGCGCACCAGATTTATAACGTGAACACCTGGGCAACCATTAACAGCGGCTTTATGAAAAAGTTCCGCGTACCAGCTGGTGTTCTGCACCTGATTATTTTTGCCGACCGTGACGAGAACAGCGCCACCGGGCTGGCTGCGGCTTGCGAATGTGCTCATGCCAATCTGATGGCAAAGAATGACCTGCAGCGCGTGAGCGTGTACTGGCCGGATCACGATGATTTCAACAATATGCTCATGAACGGTGATCAGGTTCGAGAGCTGGTTTTCCATAAGAAAAAGGCGGTTGCGTAATGCGTACTGATAACAACGAACATAAAGCACTATTCACCATCCCGACGGCAGCGTACAGTTCCGCCCTCGCAAACATCAAGCCCCTGCCAGAGCAACGGAGAATCACCGGGCATAAGCAGACTGATGCTTATCTTTGGGTGCTGGAGGTTATCCGTCTGAACGAACCCGCACATCTGGATGCTGCTGAGGCTGCGCTGGTGAAAATTAAAATTTCCCCAAAAGAGGCCCAGGAACGCTATTCGCGTTATCTGCTGGCGAATGGTGGTGATCCTTTCCAGATTGCTTTCGGTACCATCGGCATGGATAACCCGGCACAGGCAATCAGGATCGCCCGGGAGAATATCAAAAAAGCAACATCAGTCAGGGCTACGTTTGGTAGCTATGAAGCAGCACTCGAAGATGTGGAAGCCGAGCGAGTGATCAAGTCTTCCCAGAAATTTATCGACGATCATCTCTGGGGCTGGACTGCAGCCGAGAAGACAGCGGGCAGAATTGATGGCATCCGTATGAATGAAATTGATGATCAGCGTCGTGCATATGTTGATGGCTATCGTGATGTACTGCCAGAGCCTCATACATTGTCAGACGTAGTTCGTGAGTTTGTTTACTGGGACTGGCTCTACAGTGTTCGCCACACTGCGTCTAAAGAACAGGGCGATGAGTATGGTTACTCTGAGCATCACGAATCGGTATATGACCGCGAGCGCTACCTTGAAAAATTGCTGATGACCATCAAACCGGTGACACGGGCTGAAGCCGTGGAGGTGTGTCGTTGGTTTTTGGCAAGCGGAAAGGGCGAATATATGAAAGACAATGGCGCGACGGTTATTCTTAATCTGGTTGGGGAGTGTGAATAATGAAGCTTGAGGCATCGCTAAAATACTTCAGTCCTCAGGGAATGTATATCGGCGACGATGTGAAAGAAACCTCTCCGGAACGTCTTACAGGCACCGATGTTATGGCGGCTATTGGTACCACCAGCAATCGTGAGCGGTTTGGCCTGGCGGCCTTCTTCGGGAAGGCCGGTATCAGCAAGACTGATGAGCAGATGGCAGTCCAGGCGCTGGCGCGTCACGCGATGGAAATTGCACCGAAGAATGTGCGTAAAGCAGCTGGTGGTGAATTTGGCTGGTGTATGCTGGTACTGGCGCAGTTTGCTTTTGCTGAGTATTCCCGATCGGCGGCCACCAGCGTAACATGCCATAGTTGCAGTGGTACCGGACTAACACCCCGTAAGCAGGTCATTCGTAAGGTTTCATACCCATGGGGTAAAGCACCATATTGGGCCAGTCGCTCCCGTGCTGTTCGACCGTCAGATTGGGAGAAATGGACAGAGGTAACGGAAGTTGTACTAGTCGTTTGCGATGTATGTAGAGGGAAGGGAGTGATAAGTGCCAGGTGTCGTTGTGGTGGAAAGGGAGAGGTACTGGACCGCAAAGCCACAAGCGAGCGTGGTGTGCCAGTGTTTAAAATCTGCGAACGTTGCAGCGGAAATGGATTTTCCACGGTACCGTCTACCACAGTATATAAAGTTGTACTGAAGCGGATACCCGAGCTACATGTCAGGACATGGACGCGTAATTGGAAGCCGTTTCTTGATTCTCTGGTTGACATTTGCCACCAGGAAGAGCGTAAGGCCGATATTGCTTTTCAGAATGTGACAAGTTTTGGTGATGATGTGAACTAAGCTTAGGGTTTTTGCGACATTGCACTTGATTTTGTCCGAATCTGTCATGTATTCTTTTAAGCATGCGGAATAATGCGTAAATGATTTTGATAGAAGCCCCTTTCGGGGCTTTTATCATTTCAGCCCGTTTAAAAAGCGTTCGAAATTATGGAATTCAAGTTCATCCGCTGTCGATGAGTATTTTATTTTGTTTGCGATGGGACGCAGATTTTTTTTAGTTAGGAATTTACTGGCTTCATGTTTCAGTTTTTTTAATCGCTTGATTCGTTCTTCGATTGAACTGGCAATTTGGGCAACATTAGAAATTTCTGGGCTTGGGGCTGTTTGTAGATCAATACACTGAATTTTTTTTAGATCTTCTTTGAGCGCAACAAAAAAATCACGAAGATTGTTTTCTGGTAAAAGAACATGACTAAATGATACTTTTCCTATGTAGAATTCACTTATTGCCTCTCCAGACTCGCGCATGTGTTCATTCATTGCGAACAGAATTGTTTTGGTATTCTTATCAGTTTCCACTTCAGAAAGGGTTACAAGGCCTGTCTGGCTCTTGGTCAAAAAACGAATTTCTGTAGCACCAAGTCTTCCGGAGTAATTGGAATTTTTACTATTTTCGATGGTAGAAGATAGATAATCTATTGTGGGTTTGATATTTCGTATCGTTTCAATATTTTTTTGCCACTCTTCACATTTACTTTTTGCGGTGCTAATAATTTCCCGATTGGTTTCGAGTTGCATAAATTTATTGAAACTAAGAACGTTTTCACCAAATTCCACACCAAATTCGTTTTTACCACATTTATTTCCGATGTTGGTTTCAATGCCACTAGATGTTTTTACAATATAACCCATTTGATGTGGTTGGTTGCAACCAGTTAGACCACAGTGGATTTCTTCTTTAAATTTGTAGTAACCAATTATCTCCTCAAGTTGTTGAACTCCTTTGTCTATAGTGGTGACAAAGTTTGGTCTGGATATAATTTCCTCCCAGTTTTCAAGTTTCTCGATGCCGTTTTCAGTTCTGAGAAAAATCATGAATCGCTCCATTTGAAAGTGGACCGTTTATTTTATCGGCATAAAAATGAGAACACCACAAGTTATTTTATTACCGAATACTTGGTAAAGATGGGTAACTTCGCCACACAGCTTAAACACGCCGCCGGGCGGTTTTTTTATGTCCGTAAACCGGTCGTGGTGCCAGGGGGGGGCATAGTCAATGGACGCTCCTCTTGACCAGGCTGTGGCTGAAGTAAAGTTTATGGTGTTCTTTATATGTGAGAGATTCTCTATTCTATAAAAATATAAACCATATACCCGTAATCTTAAATAATTGATACTATTTTCCGGAAGCTATAGTGCATCATTATCTGCTTTCTGTTCCTGATAAACAGGGAAGTAATACATTGTGCAGTCATTTCCTGTGAGGGGATTTGTTTGTAATAAATTTCTGCTAAAAACATTCCGGACTTCTTGCGAGGTATTATTCCTGGCGCTGCCGGTTCAGACTGATGGAGTGTTAATATATGCGACATATATTATTAAAGCTGGTGTTGTTTTTTTGTGTTTGCTTGTCTTCAGCATCTTATGCAGATGAGTTTACTGTGGATTTCTCTTCGCAAAAGAGCTATGTTGATTCATTGAATAGTATAAGGTCGGCAATATCCACTCCACTTGGAAATATATCTCAGGGTGGTGTTTCTGTTTCAGTAATTAATCATGTTCCAGGCGGAAACTATATATCATTGAATGTTAGAGGCCTTGATCCATATAGCGAGAGATTTAACCACCTCCGTTTAATAATGGAACGGAATAACTTATATGTTGCAGGCTTTATTAATACTGAAACGAATACCTTTTACAGATTCTCCGATTTCTCACATATTTCAGTGCCTGATGTGATAACTGTTTCCATGACGACGGACAGCAGTTATTCATCATTACAGCGAATCGCAGATCTGGAACGTACAGGGATGCAGATTGGGCGTCATTCACTGGTTGGTTCATATCTGGATTTAATGGAGTTCAGAGGACGTTCCATGACCCGCGCATCATCCAGAGCTATGCTGCGTTTTGTCACAGTGATAGCAGAAGCTCTGCGATTCAGACAAATACAGCGGGGATTCCGACCGGCGCTGTCTGAGGCATCTCCGCTTTATACAATGACGGCTCAGGATGTTGACCTTACCCTGAACTGGGGAAGAATAAGTAATGTTCTTCCAGAGTACAGAGGAGAGGAAGGGGTAAGAATCGGTAGGATATCTTTTAATAGTCTTTCTGCGATTCTCGGAAGTGTTGCGGTCATCCTTAATTGCCACTCAACCGGAAGTTATTCAGTTCGTTCCGTGAGCCAAAAACAGAAAACAGAATGCCAGATTGTTGGAGACAGGGCGGCCATTAAAGTAAATAATGTTTTGTGGGAAGCGAATACAATCGCTGCTTTATTAAATCGCAAGCCTCAGGATCTTACTGAACCAAACCAATAACAGGGGGTGAATATGAAGAAGATGATTATTGCAGTTTTATTCGGTCTCTTTTCTGCTAATTCCATGGCGGCGGATTGTGCTGTAGGAAAAATTGAGTTTTCCAAGTATAATGAGGATGATACCTTTACTGTGAAGGTGTCAGGAAGAGAATACTGGACGAACAGATGGAATTTGCAGCCATTGTTACAAAGTGCTCAGCTGACAGGGATGACTGTAACAATCATATCTAATACCTGCAGTTCAGGCTCAGGCTTTGCCCAGGTGAAGTTTAACTGAGAATCTACGGTTTATTTATGCGCGTCTTTTGTTTCTGGACGCAGATATTATTAGTGTTGTGGATGCTGATTAAATTTGGTCAGTGTTTTCGTTAAAGTCATATAAATACAGGGGCGTTCACGCCCCTTTTTGGTCTGTAGTTGGGTGAAGATCATCACTTTACTTTGCTCAAATAACTCAGCACTTGCCGGTTTACCCTTAAGGCAATACCTACGTTCCATAAAAGAAGCATCAATTAGGATGCTCGTATACATTGTTATGTGCTTTAAATGTTAACTGATGGGGATGCTGAAATACCGGACATGTACTGCTTGCGTGTCCCTCACGCTTCGAAAATCGGGCGGTATGTCAGAATCGTGGTGAGTGTGAATATCGCTCTGTAATTCTGAGTGTTTTTTCAACAGATGAATAAGCAGACATTGAACTCTGTTTATTTATCAGTATGATTTCTTTGGTTCCGAGGGAAGGGTCAATTATGTATCCGGGCATCTCATTCACACCCGAGGAACCAGCGCCGACTTAGCTCAGTAGGTAGAGCAACTGACTTGTAATCAGTAGGTCACCAGTTCGATTCCGGTAGTCGGCACCATATGCGGGCATCGTATAATGGCTATTACCTCAGCCTTCCAAGCTGATGATGCGGGTTCGATTCCCGCTGCCCGCTCCAGTTAGAGTCTTTCAGTCTGCGATGATGGGAAATCCCGGAGTGACTGAAAGACGTTTAAGTTATGAATGATCGCTTTTTTTTGCAAAATTGTTGTGCAGAAATACTAACTTTCGGGCAGGCGATCATTCATAAGCACTCTGCTTTTATTCCGATTAACTGTGGGTGGTTTGTTGGATAGAGTGCTTTCCTTACTGTATATATCGTTTCGCCCGCTTTTGCGGTTTTTTCTTTTCAAATCCCTTTCATTTCTCAGTGTAAAACTACGCCATCCGTTATTTGCGGAGGTGAGGCTATGAAATCCATGGACAAAATTTCAACGAGCATTGCCTACGGCACCTCCGCAGGCAGTGCTGGCTACTGGTTTTTACAGTGGCTTGATCAGGTCAGTCCGTCACAGTGGGCTGCGATTGGTGTACTGGGGAGTCTGGTTCTGGGCTTCCTGACTTATCTGACAAATCTGTACTTCAAAATCAGAGAAGACAGAAGAAAGGCTGCGAGAGGTGAATAATGCCTCCATCATTACGCAAGGCTGTTGCAGCTGCTATTGGTGGCGGGGCTATTGTCATAGCGTCTGTGCTCATCACTGGTCCGAGTGGTGACGATGGCCTGGAAGGTGTCAGCTACATACCATACGAAGATATCGTTGGCGTATGGACTGTATGTCACGGACACACCGGAAAAGACATCATTCCCGGTAAAACGTATACCGAAGCAGAATGCAAAGCCCTCCTGAATAAAGACCTTGCCATGGTCGCCAGACAAATTAACCCGTACATCAAAGTCGATATACCGGAAACAACGCGCGGCGCTCTTTACTCGTTCGTTTACAACGTGGGCGCTGGCAATTTCAGAACATCGACGCTTCTTCGCAAAATAAACCAGGGCGATATCAAAGGCGCATGTGATCAGCTACGGCGCTGGACATACGCTGGCGGTAAGCAATGGAAAGGGCTGATGACTCGCCGTGAGATTGAGCGTGAAGTCTGTTTGTGGGGGCAACAATGAGCAGAGTAACCGCGATTATCTACGTTCTGGTCATCTGCCTCATCGTCTGCCTGTCATGGGCTGTTAATCATTACCGTGATAACGCCATCTCCTACAAAGAGCAGCGTGACAAAAACGCCAGAGAGTTGAAGCTGGCGAACGCCACCATCGCTGACATGCAGCAGCGTCAGCGTGATGTTGCTGTGCTCGATGCAAAGTACTCGAGAGAATTAGCCAATGCGAAAGCTGAAAATGAAACTCTGCGCGCTGATGTTGCCGCTGGTCGTAAGCGCCTGCGGGTCAATGCCAGTTGCTCCGCAGCCGTGCGTGAAGCCACCGGACCCACCCGCGTGGATAATGCAACCAGCCCCCGACTGGCAGACACCGCTGAACGGGATTATTTCACCCTCAGAGAGCGGCTGATGACGATGCAGATGCAACTGGAAGGGGCACAGGAGTATATCCGCACTCAGTGCATTAAGTAGCCTTTTTATCGTGGTAAACATTTCGCAGGGTATGAGGTATTTATGCCATCACTAATTCCACGTGCCTGCCGTAAGCGTGGATGTGCAGGTTCAACCACAGACAGTTCTGGTTACTGCGATAAACATCGTGGCGAAGGATGGGTACAGCATCAACGCGGACTGAGTCGCCACCAGCGTGGCTATGGCTCGAAATGGGATGCCATACGTGCGCGCATACTGAAGCGTGATAATCATCTGTGTCAGAACTGCCTGCGCAATGGGAGAGCCGTTGAAGCCAGAACTGTGGACCACATCATTCCGAAAGCTCATGGTGGCACGGATGCAGACAGTAACCTGCAGAGTCTGTGCTGGCCCTGTCATAAAGCAAAAACAGCGCGCGAACGCATCAATTGATAACAGCTCCCATCTGTAGGGGAGGGGCGGGTCAAATCTCTGCAACCCTGGCTGCTCAGTACCGCCGCCTGACCCTTCCTCGCATCGCCGCAGGTTCGAAAACTTTTTTTTGGGAATGTGATTAAACGATTGATAGGTAAAACCGATTATGTCAGGACCCCCGAAAACCCCGCCACGCCTGCATTTGATACGAGGCAACCCCTCAAAACGTCCCGTTAAAGACCCCAAAAAAACCGCTAAAAAGGACGAAAAAGGTCTTCCTAAAATTCCGCAACATTTAGGGGCGCAGGGGAAGTACTGGTTCAGGCGAATGGCGGAAGAGTTGAATGCGGAAGGGATCATTTCTCAGCTCGATGCACGTGCGCTCGAGTTACTGGTGGAAGCCTACACC